TCAGCACATCAGCGCCCTGAACGGCACCGGAGGTCGGCAAACTTGTGGTCGAACCGGTGCCGGTCGCGGCGGTCAATGCCACAGTCGCAGCGGCGTTGAACCCAGTCGGCTGCGTGGTACCAGTACCCGCAACATACGCGGTGTCCACGGTGACACCCAGCATCATGCCAGCCTCTGAGGCAATGAACCCGGCGACGTCGAAGCCCTCATCGTGCAGGAGCTCGTAGGACACCTGAATGATGGTGCCGACCTTGTAGGCGCCAAGCGTGACGGACGAGAGCGTCGGGTCAGACGCCGTCAGGGTGCCACCTTCAGCGGTCCACAGGGCATTCGCGTAGGCGGTCGCACGGGGAACCACCAAGTTCTCACCGGAACTGGTAGTGAATACGGACGGATTCGCCTGACGAATCGTGCTGGTGTCAACCAGCACGCGGTACAGTTGCCCCACGAACGAGGTAGGCAGCGGGACGTTGGAGTCCAGCAAAGTACGCTGCTCCACACCTCTCGGCAACGCAACGTTGAAACCGGTGCCCGGCACGGACTGCGCCAGCTTCCGGAACTCCGCACCATAGTCGATCTCCGGAGCAGCACCGGGGGCGTTCTTGTCGACCGGCTTACCCGCCAAACGCGACATCGCGTCCTCGGCGTCCTTAGCGCGCTGCTCACCCTTCAAAATCGCCGTGATCCGCTCGTCCAACTTGGACATCTCGGCGTTATTTTCTTCCCACTGGCGCTCTTCCTCGCCAGTCATGGAACGCTTCTCGTCGGCCGCCCGCTCAGCGACCGCTTTAGCCGCCTCCCAGCATTCCAAGCGCCGCTGACGCAGCGACTTCACTACCTCGCTCATTACGAGTCCCTTTCAATGATGTTGTGTTGAGCGAGGTGGTCCCTGCCTGCCTCAAATAGAATGTGCGGCCACCCGCACAACAGAACGAACCCGGTGCGCTCCTCACGCTGCCGGATAAGCCCTGGAAGCTATATGTCAGATACTGCCGATTGGGTCATCCGGGCGCTTAGCGAGGATCTCCATCAGCGCCGCCGGCCCAGACTTCGGCTCTTTCTTCGGCGCCGCTGTCTTATCGGTGCGAATAAAGAATGCCCGCAACTCATTCTCCGCAGCCTTCTGCTTAACATCCTCGAGGGGAGCATCGACGAACTTCGCCAGCGACCGCAACCCAACCGTGGCATCGGGGTAAGCAGGCACGGTCACCGGCGCAACATCAATAAGGCGGCCAGTGATAAGCATCCGCATCGGGTAGCCGCCATCGCCAGCGGACCATTCGTCGTCATAGCACTGGAAAGCGAACGACGAATGCGCCAAATCGCGGCGCTGCGTCATCTCGAGGACATCGCTGCGGCATTCCGGCAAATCCACCTCATACAACAGACCCGCGTCATCAATCGAAACGCGTAACGTCCCAGAGTGAATAGTGCCGAGAAGGAAGTTGTCCTGGTGGTTGAACCGGCACACAACGCCAGGGAACCCGTCGGCGCGGGATTTGTTGAAGAAATTCGGGTCGATTTTCTCCCGAAAACCACCCAAATCCTCACTATTGCGGTTGAACACCGCCGCATAACCACCGATAGTGCGCGAGGAGCGACCATCCGTGGCGAAACGCACCTCAATTTGCGAACCGCTAGGGATGTAGGTCGAGATATACCGCCGTTCCGAGGCGCTTTCTGAAACGGCCATTAGCCGGTTCCTTTCTGTATTAACTGGGCAACGTCCACTGATGCCCATTCGTCGAACCGATAGGATCAAATGGCCGTTTCGACAAGATTTCAAGAAACGCGGTCGGCCCGTAATGCCTCGCGCCGTTACTAGCCGCAGCGTTATCGTTCTGGGCTGATGGCTTCCCTGAACCGTCGCCCGCGGGCTTCTCGGCCGGCGCCGGTTTAGGCGCGGCCGGTGGCGGGTCGTTTGGCAACTTGCTTGGATCAATGGGCGCCCAGTCGTTACTGATGCGAACCTCATCAAGAGTCCGGTACGCCTTCGGGGACGCACCTAGAGTCAACTGATCGTATTGCGCCTTCGACAGCGGGTCCATCCGCAACAATTCAGACGTATCGAACTTGACGAACGTCCCTCGCGGGAACAGCGTCGATAGCGCGTTCTCAATTTTGATTATCCATGGCCGCAGCGAGAACGTCAGGAAGTTAAGGGCGTTCATCGTCACCGTGTTATAGGTCAGACTGCCACCCGTTTGACCGCCAATCATTTCGGCGGGCAACCCGTAAATCACCGCAATATGGTTCGCCGTGAGCTGCGCCTGCTCCACAAACGCGGCATCACCGGCCTTCATCGAAATCGGCTGATACTCCCAATCCGAGCCGAAGACGAGAGGCTTACGCTGCGTCAACCGCCGCACAACCCGCTCAGTCAGAATATCGGCATCCTCTTTTGACATCGTCTGCTCAGTGTTACGCAGCACCCCCGGCGGATTACCGCCATGGAGAAACCATGCCGACGCGAAATCCTGCGCCCCCAAACCAGCATTCGCAATCGTCTGATACGCACTAATCGGCGATAGACCGCGAACCTTATACGGCTGCGTGAACCACGGAATGTGAACGATGTCCTCGCGGTCCATACGGCGGCCACGCCAGAACCACATCGGGTCCCAGTATGAGCCGGGCCCGGTGAAGTCGGCCGACGTGTTATAGTCCACGCCCGTCGCGCTGTTATAAGAGGCGTTGCCCTGCGAGCCATCCTGAACATTGATCTGTTCGGGGTTCAGCCACTCGACCATCGTCGGGAACCCGTAATAGTCCCGCTGAGTAATGAACCCGATAGCGTCGCCCCACAGCGCCATCGACTGGACGCAACGCTGCATCCAGTCGTGATAAGTGCCGTGAATCGACGGGCTGCTGAACAGCGACGGCGTTGGCCGCCTCTGCTGCACACCGTCGCTGTCCATCGTGTATAGCGCCGGGGTCAGCGACGCAATGTTATCGGCCAGTAGGCGCGCGGCACCGAAAACCGGGACGAGGGAAAGCGCGCGCTGAACACCGACCGCCACATAAGGCGGCGGCCCACCAGTGTCCCACGGCCAGCCCGTGAACGCGCGCTGTTCCTCGCCCGCAACCAACTTCGGTTTGCGGCTAAACGGCCACATAGCCATCAGCTAGATACGTCAGCCGTTGACAAAGTTCGGGCCAACTGGCGCCGCTTTAACGTGACGGTCCACCATCGGATGATCGGTTGCCTGGTAGTTGTCGTAAATACCGGCCGTATCAAAACCGAAGTGATCGTGAGACACGGGCTGAGAACCAACCGATGCAGCGTTCGTCGCACCGTTCTGCGTTGAACCACCAACAGTAAGCGCCATCAGACCGCGTCCACACTCTTAATGACCTCGCCGCTGAACAGCGGACAATCCGTCCCGGTGCCCGCGTTCGCGGCAGCCGCACCCGAAGACGGGGCGTGATAAATCTGCCCAGATAACTGGTTCACACGAGGCGACACACCATAAGGCTCACCAGGCACCTGGCCATCGCCCGCCGCAGGCATCGGCGTACCGCTATAACCATAACTAGCAGTAGCCATCGTCAGAGCCCCTTAGCTTCGCCCAGACCGCCCAAGCCCTCGAGACCGGTGATCGTCGGCCCGTCACTGCCGCCCATAGCCCCATCCGGGTAACCACCAGGACCGCCCAGGCCCGGCGCGTGCGGGTTCTGGAATTCCGGAACCGACGCCAGATTCGGCGCAAAATCGGACATTCTAGTTGTTTCCTTTCATTTACCAAACACTCTCGAGCATGCTATAAGGCTCGACCTGAATAAGCGACCACCGATAAAAAGCCGCCGAACACGCCACCAAAGGCGAAATGTCGACATTCTGTTCGCGGCGATCCCACAATTCCGTCTCACCCGTATACCGCGTCCGGGCATTAGCAAGCGCCACATCGAGCTCACCCTGACCGACATGAGCGACCCGCTTAAACTTCACGCCCTCCTGAAACGCACCGCACGCCGAACCCATATCAGTCGAATTCAACTTCTCAAATTCGACACCGGCCTGCACCAACTCGGCCTGCAAAGTCTTCGCCTGCCCCGTCATCACCACGCCAACCTCAACAACATCGCGGGCCTTGACAAGCTCAGCGACCTTAGCGGCCACCCAATCCGTTCCGCGTGCCGACAAACACATCACCAGCGTCGTATCCTCGCGGGACTCCAACTTCCCCGCGACACCGATACAAGACCACTTCCGATCCGGCGAAACATCCACCGCCAACACCGCGCGTTTAGGCTGCTCAGCATCCGCAATCAGCCGCCCCCAGGCCTTCATGTCGAAAATCTGCAAATCCTCCGGGTCCCAAACCCCCAGAGCCTCACGCAGAAATGATTCAGTCGTCAACTTCTTCCGCAACCGCAAAATACTCGACGCCGGCGTACGATGCGGATAACTGGGATTAGCCTTAGCCCACTGCGCCCGATCAT